TAAAATGACTATGGAAATAGGCAAATTTAATTCTAAACAATGTGCATTAGTAGCAGTTGATGAGATATTGTCTTTATTTATAACTGATTGTGAAGACACAAGATATTGGAAACAAGTTAAACAAGAACTTGAGAACCTATGAAAAAGCAAACAGCATTTAATTGGTTGCACCAAAAATTTGCAACATTATCACAAGAACAACTTGAACAGAACATAAATATTTTGTTTATGCAAGCAAAAGCAATTGAAAAGGAGCAAATAATTGAAGCCTATAAAATTGGTTTTAATGAAGGTCTTCAAATCATTACTAAATACGAAAATGTAGAAGACTACTACACCTCAACCTACGAGTGATGCTGCAACTAAGAGAATACCAAGAACGCTTCATCAACAACATCAGTGCGAAGCTGCGCATCCATCGCAAGGTGGTTGCTCAGCTCGCAACGGGTGGAGGCAAGACAGTTTGCTTCGCGGAGATATGTGACCGCTACTGCGCTAAGTCCTCCCAAGATGTTCTTATCTTAGTTCACCGCGAAGAACTCCTCACACAGGCATCCAAAGCAATCCGACTACCAGTGCAAAAAGTTGTTGCCGGAATGAAGACCATACCACATGCTCGCGTGTATGTCGCAATGGTCGAGTCAGCACATAAGCGGCTGCACCTATTCGAGAACATTGGAATGGTGATAGTTGACGAGTGCCACATCGGAAACTTCATCAAGGTGATTGAGCACTTTAAGGAGCAGTACATCATCGGATTCACCGCAACACCACTTGCCGCCAAGAAGACCAATCCACTGCGCAACTACTTTGATGATATCGTTTGCGGCATCGACATCCCCGAGCTCATTGAAGATGGCTTCCTTGCACCTGAGCAGACCTATTCATCTTCATCCATTGTGGAGCGTGCTAAGCTAAAAATGAAAGCAGGCGAGTTCGATGCACAACAGATGGGCGCAATGTACAAAGAGCCAAAGTATATCGACACCACTCTTAAAGCGTACCAAAAGCATTCACTCGGGCGCAAGACAATTATCTTCAATTGCAATGTTGAACACTCGATGGCAGTTAATTCCGCCTTCCTTGCCGCAGGATTCAACTCGCGGCATCTCGATGCAACCTCAACAGATCGAGCCGAAACATTAGAGTGGTTCGCGAATACTCCTGATGCCATCTTAAACAACATCGGCATTGCAACAACAGGCTTCGACCAGCCCGACATCGAGACCGTAATAGTTAACAAGGCAACAGCATCGATGCCCTTATGGCTTCAGATGTGCGGCAGAGGTGCTCGTCCGCATCCAATAAAGCTTGCATTCACCATCATCGACCTTGGCGGTAACTGCCTCACACATGGCTCATGGGCTGCCTCCCGAAATTGGGAGGATATCTTCCACAACCCCAAGAAGCCAGGTGCAGGAGTTGCTCCAGTGAAAGAGTGCCCCAAGTGTGCAGCTCTTCTGCATACATCAAAAATGAAGTGCGATGCGCAGCACCTTGGCATGCTCTTCCCTTGCGGCTACGAGTTCCCCAAGAAGATTGTGCTCGATCAAGGCATCGAGGACTTCATCCTCATGACCGACAGCGTGGACATAAAGAAGCTTATCGCAATGAATGAGCATCACAAAGAATACCGCTCTCTGTTCGTAGCCATCGAACACGTTGCCCTGCTTGCAAAAAAGAACATCAAGAAATTAAATGCGGACAACTACCAACATATTGCAAAAAAGAATCACGAAATTGCGAGGCTCTGGTGTCATGAACGCAACAGAAAATACAACAGGTTTCATAAGGACTTGGCAGATGAAAAACTAAAAACAACCCTTAAATCAATATATAATGCTGATATCATCCTATAAAAATGTCCTCGACAAGCAAGACACCGACATCGAACTTGATACCTTCCTCGAAGGGGTACAGACAGGAAAGTGGCAAGACATTGCCCTCGAAGTACGCAATTCACCAACCAAAGAAATCAAAGCAATAAAGAAGAAATCAGCTCCAGTTGTTACCATCAGCGGCTCATTTTCTGAGCGCAAAGTTGACGGACTTCGAAAGCACTCCAACTTTATAGCCATCGACATCGACAACCTCGAAGATCCTGCGGCCACTAAGAAGCGCATAGGTGCTGACCCCTATATTTATTCTGCATTTATCTCCATTGGAGGCAATGGCTTATGCTTAATCATCAAGATGGATGGCACTCGCCACCTCGATGCCTTCAACGGTATTGCTGCATACCTATACAACGAGTATCAGCTTATTGTCGATCAAGCGGCAAAGGATGTTTCAAGAGCTCGATTTGCATCTTACGACCCATTCCTTCTACTCAACAAAAAGTCAACAACATTTAAGAAGTATCTTCCAAAAAAGAAAGAGCCCAAGTTCGAAAAGATATTAGTCATCAAATCTGACTTCGATGCCATCATCGACCAAATGGATAAGAAAGGTCTCAACCTATGCGAGGATTATTCTGACTGGATAAGTATCTGCTATGCACTTGTATCTGAGTTTGGAGAAGAAAGTCGCAACCACTTTCACACCTTATCATCTCACTCTTCTAAGTACAACTCCATCGACTGCGATGCCCAGTTCGATGCCTGTCTTAAAAGCCATAACGAATCCAAAGGCAAGAAGTCAAGCATCAGAACAATATACTACCATGCAAAGCAGAACGGCATCGATAGATACACCGAGTACACCAAGAGCATCATGCGACATGCCACAACGCAAAAGGCGGCAGGACTATCAACAGATGCCATCATCGAAACACTGGAGAAGCATGCAGGCATAAGTCCTGAAGACTCCAAGGAGATTGTCGAACAGATGGCAAGCAAGGATATAAAGTTCAAATCCGAGAACGTAAGCGAGGACATCGCTGCATACGTTAATACATTTGATTTGCGAAGGAATCTAATCACTCGCAACATTGAGCTTAACGGAAAGCCGATTGATGATAATGATATCAACTCCATCTTTCTTGACTCCAAAGCAGTATTCAAGGAGTCAAGCAAAGACCTTGTGACTTCGATACTATTCTCCAATCGCATATCGACTTACAACCCTTTGCACGAATTCTTTGAGCAGGATCTATTCCAACCAATAAACTATAAATATCCTAACCTTGATTTACTTATTCGCAGTGTAAAGTCCGACACTCCAAACTACGACATGTACATCACTCGATGGTTGCTCTCAGCTGTCGCATCAGCATACGGCATCCATTCGCCATTGGTGCTAATATTCTGCGGAGAAAAGCAAGGCACTGGTAAGACACATTGGTTCCGTTACCTACTACCCAAAGAACTTCGATACCTATTTGCTGAATCTAAGATGGATGCCGGAAAGGATGACGAAATCCTAATGTGCAAGAAGTGGTTCATCTTAGATGACGAATACGGCGGAAAGTCTAAGAAGGAAGACAAGCGACTAAAGGAGCTCACATCAAAAGAGTTCATAAACGTGCGAGAGCCATACGGCAGAGTGTCGCTTGACCTCAGAAGGCTTGCAGTATTCTGCGGCACATCCAATGAAACGCAGCTGCTTAATGATCCAACAGGAAACCGCAGGCAGATACCTCTGCACATCCTTGAAATCGACCATGACCTATACAACCAGTGCGACAAGGCAGCATTATGGCGCGAGCTCTATTGTCAGTTCCAAGCAGGATGCGAGCACACAATATTGAAAGAAGATATCATGAAGCTTAACGCAGCAACAGAGATGTTCAAGCTATCGACTCCTGAAGAGGATTTGATTCACAAGAAAATTCAACCAGGTGGATATACTACCTATGGCGAATGGATGTCGCTTACTGACATACAACAGTATTTGATGGTTGAAACTAAGTTCAACTACCTCAACATTCAGCGTATTGGCTCAATCCTGACATCGCTTGGATTTGAAAAGCAACGTAAAATGCTCAACCAATCTAAGGTCATGATGTACTTCGTTAGCCGAAATCCTATGTAATTGGACACCATTGGACAGCTTTGCAATTTTGAAGCTGTCCATCGGAAAACGCCACTGCTCTAATATCGCAGAGAATTTGGACATGAGACACCTTACTATTCTAATATTAACATATATATATACACACATGCACACACACACACACACACACACACATGTATAGCCCCCTCCAAACTACGAAATGTCGCATGTCCACCATGTCCGCCTGTCCATTATGAGCGAAGTTGCAACCCAAGCGAAAGCCTTCCAAAACCTTTGGAACGCACGCCCAGACCTACGTGGCCGCATATTTGCCATTAATAACAACTCCATCAACGGCATCAAAGGAGCAATGAACAAAGCGATGGGAGTCATTGCAGGTGTTGCAGATATGTGCTACTTGAAGCCCGAAGGTAAGACTTGTTGGATTGAGTGGAAGACCGACACCGGCAAGCAGTCACCTCAACAAGTAACCTTTGAGAAGCTCTGCCGATCATTGGGACACGAGTACCACATTGTAAGAAGTGAAGCGGAATTTTTAAACATCATCAACCATGACGACAGAGGAGAAGATAATTAAGACCATGAACGAATACTACCCAATCGAAGCAAAGATAGTCGATGGCTGTGTTACTTATCATTCAACACAGCGAACGCATGAGAGCTTCAGGATGCACTTGATGAACGCAAATCCCGAAAGCATCGTGTATACTTACTACCTATCTCGATGCGCTAAATGGATTAAGACCTTAAAATTGCATAATCAAAAGTTAATTCCTATCTTTGTGCCCAATGGAACAGAAGATTGAAAGGCGAGGCGGTAAGCGCAAGAATGCCGGGCCCAAGTTTATCTACGGCGAGGACACCTGCAATATCACTTTGCGAGTGCCCAAAAGCAAAAAGGAAGAAATCAAGAAGATGATATACAGAATGCTTGACCAGTACAAATCAAAACGCACGGATGATTATGGCTGCTAACAGATGGAGAAGTGGATACATGAGAATCCAAGATGATACCTTCACTGGATACCTGACTCCAGTTGGATCAGTTCAAGATGTTGAGGTGACATTCAAGGTGAAGGTTATGCAGCAAATTATGCAAGCATCGGAAGATATTCAGATGGAAGTGCCGAATGAATATCTAATCGGATCACTCAAGCAGAATGATGACGGTTACTTCACTGCCGATGTGATTATCTACAACAAGGTTGTAAGATTGAAATTGACAGAGGACGAAATCAAACGAAGCAAAACACTATCTTTGTAAAGTTATGCCACTATTCCAAGGAGACTCAGCTGCCGTGATTCAGATGAACATTCGCAAGCTTATCGATGAAGGCTACTCGCCTCAGCAAGCGGTGGCAATTGCGAACGCAGAAGCAGCTAAATATAAGAAGCGTTAAACAGCGATAAAACAGCGATGCCAAAGCCAGAAAACATAGAGCCACATAAGTTCAAGAAAGGGCACACAGGCAATCCCAATGGAAGGCCTAAGAAGCTTCCCGAGCTGAACAAGCTTATGGCTGACATCCTTGGCGATGAGAAGAACGGCTTGACAACTGCGGAGCGCATCCTTAAGGCGATTGAAGCCAAGGCATTGAAGGGCGACATCAAGGCGGCAGAGATGCTGCTCGATCGCGGCTACGGCAAGCCAAAGCAAACCACCGACACCAACATTACAAGCACTGAGCCATTGGTGATAATTAGAACAGAAAGCAAGGACAATGATAGAAACATGGAAAGCATTTGAAACTGGATACGAGGTTTCAAACTTGGGCAATGTTAGAAGCATTGACAGAATCGTTCAAACAGCTAAGCAACCATTGAGACTTAAGGGCAAGGTATTAAAGCCTGCCATTGACAAGAAAGGTTATAAGCGTGTTGCAATAATTATCAACGGCAAATTAACCACATTAAAAGTTCATAGGATAGTTGCAAAGGCTTTCATTGACAATGTTGATTGCAAGCCGCAAGTTAACCACATCGACTGCGTTAAGACTAACAATGAAGTCAGCAACTTGGAGTGGGTAAACAATTCCGAAAACGTTCAGCACGCATTTGACAACGGTCTAATGAAAGCTTATCGATTACATGAAAGTCCAAGATGCAAGCAAACTAAAGAAGGCATTGAAGAAATTGTAAGATTAAAATCTGAAGGAGTTAAAAATCAAATAATAGCTGAAAGATTTAATTGCTCGATATCTTCAATTAAGAGGCTTAATAGAGGCTATGCAATTTACACTAACTGAGACACAGACAATAGCCTACGATATGGCGACCAACGGAGACAAGCGAGTCATTGTTTTCGGGGGCGCTATACGATGGCAGCCCCTTATAGAAATGTAAGGGGGAAAGATTACGAGGTGGAAAAACATATTGGCTATTGCTTACACTTACTTCATTGTGCATGCAGTACGCTAATAGCCGATGGGTGATAATTCGCAAGAGCTTACCTGACCTTAAGCGTACAACCTTCCCGAGCTTCAATGGGTTGCTCGGCGATGGGTTGAATGCTTACATCCAAAGTTGGAACAGAGACACGAATGTGGTGACGTTCACCAACGGATCGGAGTTGATATTCATGGCGGAGTCGTATGACGATGACAAAGACCTCAACAGGTTTCGTGGGCTCGAGGTAAACGGCGCAGGGCTTGATGAGGTCAACGAGCTGCAAGAGCCGACATTCTACAAGGTCCAGGAGCGCATCGGCAGTTGGAACAAAGCACATGGCAAGCCGCCCATCGTTTGCCTTGCTACTTGCAACCCTGCAAACAATTGGGTTAAGTCAGTGATTTATGACCGGTATCGCGACAAGACACTGCCTGAGCGATGGAGTTACATCCCGAGTAAGATCACCGACAACCCACACATCCCTGCCGAGTACCTGGAGTCATTGAAGGAACTTCCGCCTGTCCAGTACCAACGATTCGTTGAGGGCGATTGGGATATACTTGACGATGTCGCTAATCCGTTCTTGTACGAGTGGCAAGACGAGAAGCACATCGATGACAGCGTGCAGCTTAATCGCAACATACCGATATTCATCTCAGTCGACTTCAACATCAATCCACTATGCGCATTGGTCATCCAACAGCTACCTCGAGGCTGCGTGGTGGTGGATGAGATTAAGATTGAGAAGGGAAGCGTGGATGCGTTCTGTGACCACATCGAGCGCATGGGCATCCCAATGGGTCTATTGCGCATCAC